CCACGCATGATCACCCCTACCGTTTCCGTGGCCAGGGTGAATCATGTTCCAAAACCGCTGTCGAGGCAGGACTATTTCAGCACCCTGTTAGAAGAACAGTTCGGGCTAGGTCCAGATAGCTATTGGACAAAGCCTGCTCCTCTGCCTTGGGGTGAAAATTCCTAAACAAGGTAGCAGACCTTGTCCTCCTTTTGCAACGTAGTCGATGAGTGCGATCGACCCGAAGCCTTTGACAGAATGCTTCTCGGCGATCGCTTGGGGTCGGACAAGCCGCGCCCGCCAACGCTACCGTGCAGCGGGAGGGGGCCCATCGCGGTCCAGTCTTCTTACCTTGCTTCGTGAACGAGGTAGCCTGCCACGAAATTCACCGCACCCTGCGCCAGCGCAAGCCCGCCTGCCACAAGGGATGCCGCCACCTCCCCGCCGCAGGCTTCGGACAGCCCCGGCAGCCAGGGTGCGATGATCGCGGCCACGATCGGGCCCAGAAGGCTGGTCCAGCCGACGGCGGCCATCTTGCGGGTGGGGCGAAGGGTGGGTTGGTTGATCAGGTTCATTTTGGTCTCTCCTTTGCGGGGTTTCAGGCTCGGTTGATCCATGTGCGCACGACGAAGCCCGGGCACGCTTTGGCGGCGTGGTCGTTGTGACCGGTGATGCGGGTGATGGCAGTCTCGGCGCGGATGGCGTCGATCAGGCCCCGCAGGGCCCGATCCTGGGCGGCGGTGAAATTCCGCTCGAAGGTATCGGTAGCGGACGAACCGGCGCCGCCGATCAGGCAGATATGGATGACGCCCCGATTTTGGCCTTCGACCCCGGCGCCAATTTCGGTCTCAGCCCGGCCAGACAGGATCGCACCGTCGCGATCGATCAGATGGTGGTAGCCGATCTTGCGCCAGCCGCGTTCTTCGCGGTGCCAGCGGTCGATCTCCTTCCGCTTGGCCGTGAGGGGCTGGCCACGCATCCAGTCCGGGTGGGTGGCGGCGCAATGGATGACGATCTCGTCCTCGGGATAGCGGGCGCTGCCCTGGAAGATCATCGGCCCGCTCGGTGTTAAGGCGGCCAGGGGCCAGAAGTTGCGGATTGCGCCGCCCTCGGCTCCTACGGCCTTCAAAGCGGCCTCTGTGCGCGGGCCGAAGAGCCCGTCGATCGCGCCGGTGTAGTAACCGAGGCGTGCCAGCGCCAATTGCAGGGCCTTCAGCGCATCGATCTGGTCGTTCATGGGTGTGGTCCTTTCGGGCAAAGAAAAACCCCGCCGGAGGGGCGGGGCGCGGGGCGGTTTGGGCAGGGGTCAATCGGCAGCGGGTGGGTCCGGTGGCGGGCTTTGTGCCTCCCGGGCGGCGGCCAGTTCGGCCGCGAGAAGCGCGCAGCGTTCGGAAAGAATCGCGATCTGCTGGCGCAGTTCGGCGACATAGGCGGATGAAGCGGCAGGGGACATCAGGGCTCCTTTGAGGGTCAGAAATCGGTCTCGAGGTAGAGGCCTGTGCATTCGAAGGCGACGGCCGCGGCCGTGGCGCCGTTGTTCAGGAAGAGCCGCGGGGCGAGGAAGGTCGCGGCCTGGGGCAGATCGGTCGTGACTTCTTGGTCAAAGACGGTGCCGGTCAGCTCGTTCACCGCACGGAGCCAGATCGAGGTTCCCGCTGCCGGGCACCAGATCGTCAGAGTGATCAGCCCTCCTGTCACGACCCGAAACCCGGCACCGAGATCCACGAGGGTCGGCGCGCCGGTGGCGTCATTGCTGACTAGTTGCCAGTTCGTATGCGTGCCGCGCTGGAAGCCGAGGCCGATCGCTTCCACCAGTGCGGAGAGGGTCGTGGTCACAGCGAGTGCCGCAACCGAGGACAACAGGCCGAAGAAGCTCATCCCGGTCGCTTGCAGGGTGGTCATGCTGATCCGGGCGACAAGGGTGAAGCCACCGAGACCCGCAGCGTTGCCCCGCCAGCAGGCGGTGACGGCCGAGCGCTGATCGCAGACGGAATCCACCACCGCGGCCGAGGTCACGCGCCAGCGCCGGGAACTGGCGAGAAGCGATCCGGCGGCCAAGGCGGGGTGGCTGACGGTTCCGACGCTGGTCAAGGCGATGCCCTGGGCGGCGATCGTCGTCGCCGAGACCGGCGCCCAGGCCCCGATGCGATTCAGGCCCATATGCGGTTGCAAGGCGAAGTCGCGCCCCGATGGCCGGACGACTTCCAGCCAAGGTGCGCCCGCGCGCTGGCGGCCGTAGAGTGCAAGCTTGCCTGCCGGGGGCGATGCAGGCACGGCGGAGAGGCCCGGGATCACGATCGGCGCCGGGAATTCGGCCCGCCCCGTGGCGCGATCGACCACCAAGGCATCGAAGAAGGCCGAGCCGTTCGGCGACACCTTCAGTGTTACGTCGTCCGATCCCAGAAGCCCGAACAGCGCCCGCGCCGAAAACCCCGTCTTCAGGGCGAGGCTGGCATCATTCCCGGCGGCGGCCTTGTTGATCGTGGCCTCATGCGACCCGCCTGCATTGTTCAGGAGTGTGGCGGCGGCATTGACGCTCAGCCGGTTCGACGCATCGGGCGAGGCACCGCCGAGACCCAAGCCCAGCGCGGTGATGTTCGCCGCGGCCGCGCCGATCGCGGTGACGCTGGCCGCAAAGGTCACCGTGGGTGTGTTGATGATCGTGCTTCCCAGCGCCCCGGCAGTGGTCGAGCCGAGGTTGATCACCGTCGTCGATCCGGCTGCGCCGCCGGTGCCGAGGTTCATGGTCTTCGTGACCCCGGTCGTCGTGCCGCCAGTGCCGATGCCATAGGTGGCGGTGGTGGTGGCCGTGCTGATCGTCACCGAGGCATTCGAAAACGTCGTGGCTCCCGTGAAGGTCTGTGCCGCGTTGCCGAGATGGGCGAGCGTGGCCGACAGGTTCGGTAGTGTGAAGGTACGCGTGATGCCCGCTGAGAGGCCGGAAAGATCGAAGGCCGCGAGCCGCGTCGGATCGGCATCGTCGGCGAGGCGAAATAGGTTGTCCGGGAAGGGCAGCGCCGCCTGCCGCACCCAGACACCGCCGAGATAAGTCAGGGCGGCATCGGTCGCGCGATCCCAGACCGACCAGCCTTCCGCAGGCGGATAAAGGGCCCAGGACCCATCCTGCCAGGCGGCAATCGCAAAGGCTTGGCCTGCCCATGCGCCTGTCGGTGCCGCGCCCAGGATATAGCGGGCGCCATCGACCGGCGATCCGGGCGGGGTGTTGAGCCCTGTGCCTTCTACAGCGGGCTGCACGAGGGCATCGAGGGCGCGGAAGGCGTCGTTGACGGTGATATGCTTCTGCGCTTGGTTCGCTTCAAGGAAAGTCAGCCGCAGGTTTGGTGTGTCGGCCATTGGGCCTCCGGATCAAAGGGTGATGTCGAGAATGGCGCCGCGGCCCAGCACGCCGGTTTGCGCGATGCGATTGGCGAGGGGGCCGGAAACCGGGCCGCCGAAGTCGGCAGTCTGCATCGCGGCTGTATATGTGAAGGCAGGCGCTGTGAGACCGGCGACGCTGCGAACAACCATCGCCCCGTTCAGGATGTCGAGTTCGTAGCCCTCGGCCGCCTCGCCAAGTGGCACCTCTGTCAGGGCCCAGTTGTCCCCTGCAAAGGCCCGGGTGCGGCGGGTCCAGCTGAGGGCGATATCTCCGCCGGGCAGATTGACCCGCCGGGCATGACACGGCCGCCAGGGCCGCACGCCTCGGGCCGAGGGGGCGAAACTGACGGCCAGGTTTGCCGGATCGCCCGCGGGTTTGCTCGAGGCGCCGATCCGCCAGTTCCAGGCCGCGCCATAATCGGCGCTGCCGATCGGCAGGGGTTTGACCCCACCATCCAGCACGACGACCCGCGCCCCGGCGGCGGCCGGATTGGCGATCGCATCCTCGGTGCCGAGAAGGCCACGCAGGAGCCGGGTCAGCCGCCAGCGCCCGGGCGATTGCAGGCTGGCTGTGGCGAAGCCGACGATCTCCCATACATCAGGCGCGGTCTCGATCGCCAGCCAGTTCGTGCCAGAAAACACCGCCGTATCGCTGACGCTGGCGAACTGGCCTGCGATCATGTCGACCCAAAGCTCGTTGCCGCGGTCGAAGCGGTTGGTCGGCCCGGCGAAGAAGGGGAAGGCCAGGGTGCCGAACCAGCCCGGTCGCGAAATCGTGGTCAGGATGGAAAACCCGTCCATCGTGGCCGATCGCCAGACCGCCGCCGTGCCATACCAAGGGGCGGCGTGGGCCGCGGAATAAGGCTGCCAGTAGGGGAAATCCTCCGACAGCTGAGGCAGGTTCATCAGCGCCACGAGGGGTGGGCCGTAGACCGCCTTCGCCCCCGTCGTGGCGCCCCGATCGCTGCCAGGGGCAAGATCGTAAATCGCCCGATCCGAACGGCGCGCCTCAACCCGCCGCCCAGCGCCATCGGTGATTGAGGTCGGGGCGAATTCGATCAGGCGGTTGTCGTGATCGAGGAGGATCACATCGGCCGGGTCCAGCGCGAGGCGCGATGGAGGTAAGGTGAAACTCGCCTTCTCGCGGCCGACCCATGCCTCGAAGAGGGCCCGGCGGACCCCGCGTTCGGCGGCGCCACTGGTCGAGGCGACGGGCAGTTGCTCTGCAGAAATCCGGGCCGTGTCGACGGTGATCCGTCGCGCCTCGACCGTGATCCCGGCAAATTCCTCGTCGCGCGCCATCAGCCGCCATTTGAGGGCGAGGGGCAGTTCTGTCTCTTGCGCCCGGGTCAGTTCCAGATCCTCGGCCTCGCGGCTGGCCGCCACGAGGTTGTCGAGGGTAATTGTCGCAACCGGCCGCTGCCCCCGCATGCGGAAGCGGATTTTGCCCTCGGCTTCGAAGGCGTCGAAGCCGAAGAGGCGGGCGAGGGTCTCGATCGAGGCGCGGGGGCTTTCGATGGCGTTGACGGCAAAGCCCGGCAAAGACCCGGCGAGATCGGTGACGTCCAGATCGGACGCGGACAATCGAGCACGGGCGCAAGGCTCGGCCACCAGTTCGGCGAGGCCCGTGGCCCCGGCCCGACCCGTCAGCCAATGCCCTAGGCGCCAGTTCTCGGCATCGGACCAGACATCGCTGCGGGCCGGGAAGGCCGGGAAGGGACGGGCATCCCATGTCCAAAGCGCGATCTCGGCAGTCTCGATCATTCGACCGGAATAGAGGCTGGCGGCCGGGTTGTTGGCAGGGTTGTCCCAATAGCCGATCAGGGCCTCGGCATAGCGGCGCTGGATGAACTCATCGGGCCAGCCCCGCGAGAAATGCGGCAGGAGGGATTCTGAGGACTTCGGATCGACGAAAACATTCGGCTGATTGGTGCCGCGATCGACGCATGGCGCACCGGCTTCGGTGAAACGGATCGGCTTTGATCCAGGCACCCAGGCGGTGGGCCCGCCGCTTTCAACGCCGTCGGGGCGGTTGATGTGCGGTTGGCCCCACCAATTCCGCAGGTCTTTCGGCCGAAACACCCAAGGCTTGCCCGCGCCATCTGTGATGGGGGTGCGGATTTGCGCCAGGCGATCGGCCGAAGAAGCATAGAACCAGTCGAAGCCTTTGCTGCCCTCGATGTTGGCTTGCAGATAGGCGGTCTGGTGTGTGCAAGTCCATCCGGCCAGGGCGTCGATGTGATCGTCGCCATCGCGCCAGTCAGAGAGCGGCAGGTAGTTGTCGATGGCCACGAAATCGACGTTTGCTGACGCCCAGAGGGAATCGAGGTGGAAGAAAACGTCCCCCGTGCCGTCGGCAGGCTGGTGGCCAAAGTATTCTGACCAGTCGGCGGCATAGCTGACCTTGGTGCCAGGCCCGAGGATGGTGCTGACATCGGCCGCCAGTTGCACGAAGTCGGTGACGGCCGGATAGGTCGCAGCCCCTGAGCGGATTTGCGTGAGGCCGCGCATCTCGGTGCCAATCAGGAAGGCATCGACGCCTCCGGCGGCTGCGCAGAGATGGGCGTAATGCAGGATCATCCGGCGCAGTCCCCAATCGCTGGTGCTGCCCGTGAAACTGACCGTCGTGCCCGACACCGCAAACTGCCCCGGCGCGGCGGCACCGAAGAAGGCCGCAACCTGCTTCCCCGCCGCCGCCGTCTTGTCCACCGAGCCCGTGAAGCCCGCCGCCGGGGCGCAGGTGATGCGGCCACGCCAAGGATAGACCGGCTGGCCCGGGCTCGTGCCGTTCGGCGAATAGGGGTTCGGCAGCGTGTTGGCGGCCGGGATATCCATGAGGATGAAGGGGTAGAAGGTCACGCGCTTGCCGCGGGCCTTCAGTTCTTGAATTGCCTGCACAACGGCCGCATCGGTGGGCGTGCCGCCATAGGCCGGACCGCCATCGACCGTGGAGACGACATGGGCCGCAGCGCGCGTCACACCGTTCACCTGCCAAACCATCGGGGTGGTGGTCTTGGTGACGGACTCCACACCCGGCTTGATCTGGCAGCTGCCCGCGCGCAGATCGGTGCCGAACCAGGACACGACGAGGGAGACGGCTTCGCAGTCTGGCAGGGCGGCATCCAGCCGGTTCAAGGGACGCGACGAGATCGGGCAGGCCCTCGACACTGTTCTCGTTCTCAGGGGTGGAAGTCCCACTGCCACCGCCGGAACCCCAGAGGCCGGGTGCCGCGGTAGTGCGGGTGACGGTTTGGGTGGCATAGACGAACTCGCCCGCCGAGGGGATCAGGTTCACGGCGCGCACGAGCCGTTCCATGGCGGCGGGATCGGGCGACGGCCGGATCACCTCGAAAGACAGTTGCGGCAGGCGGTTACCGAAACTCTCGAGCGCCAGATCCTCGAAAACGACATAGGCCACGCCGCGATAGGCCGGGGCCTGCCCAGCGCCTTCCTTCGCTTCGATGAAGGGATCGGGCATCTGGCTTTCCGTGCCGAGATGCACCCGGATCACGGCGCCCGGCACATCGAAGGGTTTGCCATCGGCCCAGATACGGCAGACGCCGCCGATCGGGCCTTCGCAAAGGGCGACGGCGAAAGAGGCGTAGTAGCGATAGCCTTCGGTGACGACCTTGGGCCCGCCGCCTTTGCCGCCGCCTTGGGTCTGGCGGAACTGCTCCTCGCGGAAATCCGTGGCCCAGATGATATTCCCGCCGAGCCGCATCGTGCCGTAAAGGCGTGGGATGACCGCCCCTTCGGTCGCCGATGTCAGGCGCAGATCGTCCAGTTTGGCGCCTTCGATGCGCTGGTCGGGGGCAAGCGAGCCGATGATGAGGCTGTCGATGACCGAACCCGCAAAGGAGCCGATGGCGCCGCCGATCGTGGCAGCGCTGAAGCCGAGAAACGCACCACCGAAGGCGCTGCCGATTGCGGAACCGGCAGCGGCGAGGAGCATGGTTGCCATGGAGATCAGCCTGGAAAGAGGAAGGCGGCCACAGCGCGACGGCGCCATGGCAGGGTGAAAGGTTCGCGAGTGACGCCGGTGGTCTCGCGGGCGTGGATGGGTGTGGGGCCGGGAACGAGGATGCCGCAGTGCTTGGCCGGACTGGTCGCGACCATGCGGAACAGGATCAGGGCGCCGGGTTCGGCAGCGCTCAAGGGGATCTCGATCAGGAAGGCCCTGGCCGCCTCCCACATCACTTCACGCCCTCTGCTCTCGCCCCAATCGCGGGTATAGGGCGGCGGGGCGACAGGTTCGGCCCCATGCAGATCGCGCCAGATGCCGCGGGCGAGGCCGAGGCAGTCGGAGCCGAGACCCCGAGCTGAGGCCTGATGCAGGTAGGGCGTGCCGAGCCAGCGATCCGCGATCGCCACCACCCGGGCTGGATCGGCCGGGGCGCGGGTCTCAGCCATCGGCAAGCGGACGCAAGGGGGCGCCGGAGTTGGCGTCGGTTTCGTTGGGGTAGCGGGTGACCAGATCGTCGCCGGGGATCGAAGGGAAGCCGCGGAAGTTGATCGCATTGCCAAAGCGGTCGCGGCAGGTTGCATGGCGTTTGTCGCAGCCCGCAGTGATCGCGAAGGTATCTCCCAACCCGATCAGGCGCACCGGCGCCTCCATCAGGGTGATCGTCGCGCTGCCGCTGGCCAAGGTGTGGCTGGCCACCTCCGCTCGGCGCACGGCATTGGCACCCGTGGCCCATTCCACCACCCCGAAATCGAACCAGCCCGAGGCAAAGGCGCCGAGACCAGTTGCGACAATAAACCGCCGGTCTCCGATCGTGGCCGTGACCGACCCCGTGCCCCGATAGAGCGGTGCGCCCAAGTTCACCCCGCAGCGCGCGTCGCCCAGCGTCGCGTCGCAGAAATACTGGAATGTCCGCCCCACCGGCTGGTTCAGCAGATGCGCCAGCGCCCGGACCTCGGCCGTGAAGGCATGGCGGCTCCGCCTGATCTCGCCGATGCTGCCGCGGCGCATCAGGACGCGCGGGCTGACCGCTTGCCAGTTCACCAACCAAACCTCGACCGCGGCATTGTCCCAAAGCCCGTCGGCGATATCGGTCTCGGTGATCCGATCAGACCGCACTGCGCCCTGGACGTCTTGGGCGTCAACCGACAGATCGCCGAGGCTTCTGATCTCGCTAGCCGCGAAACCGGTCTCCGGTTCGAAACTGGTGCCCGCGAAGGACAGCACCCGGTCATGATCGGTGAAGCCGAACACCGCGCCATCCCGGCGTTGCAGCCGCCAGCACCAAGCCAGTGTGGTCGTGCCTTCATCCAGATGCGCCTGGAAACCTGCGGGCAGGGTCTTCATGGGGTGCGGTCCTGTTGTTCGAGGCGGCCGACGGCGGCGCCGATGCGGGCGATGTTCTCGTCAAGGCGGATCATCCGCTCTTCGATCACGGCGATGGCGCGGAGCGCCTCCGCCACATCGCGGATTTGCTCGGGGCGGATCATGGCCGGATCGTCCAGTTGTCGTTCGAGCATGGCGACACGGGTGTTGATGATCCCGGCCCACCAGATCGCGGCCCCGCCTTGGGCAGAAAGGGCGAGTGCAAGTGAAACATAGGCGACGTAACCCATGGTGTTGCGGTCTTTGGGTGGGGTCATCGGCGCACCTCGATCAGCGGGATGGACGGGATGGAGCCGGTGCGTTCGATGTCGAGCGTGACGGGCAGCTCGTCGGTGTCAAAGCGCACTGGCACGTCGAATTCGAACCCGGCCCGGATCACGGCGCCGGTGGCCGGGGGCACGGGGAAGGTGATGATCCCGGTCGTCGTGTTGACCGACCAGCCGGACCCTTGCGCCACCCCGTTCAGCGAAACCGTGACCGTGCCAGCAACAGGCTTGATGATTGCCCGCGCCCAGGATTGCGTGCCGGAGGCATAGGTCTTGGTCAGGGCAAAGGTGGAGATCGATCCGTTGCCGGTGCCGATGATCTGGTCGGTGGCAGCAGGTGCGGCCGAGGGCAGGCAGGACTTGTAGTCCGACCAATCCTTGAACCGGAACGCGTGCAGGCGGCCATTGCGGGCCTCGAAGAAGGCGACGACGGCCGCCAGATCGTCAGCCCGACGCACACCGTAGGAGACGTCATAGCGCCGCCGCGAGTTCGCCCAGGACGCATTGCGTTCCTCATCGCCCGAGGCCAGTTCGACAATCCGGGTGCGCCGTTCCGGCCCGCCCTTTGCGCCCCGGTTGATGCTGTCCGGAAACCTGATCTCGTGAAACGCCATTCAGCTGCTCCTTCGGCCATATGCGACGGCCCGTGCGATGTCGGAGGCGACTTGCGCGCGGGAGGCGCGGAAGCTCTCGGCATCGCGGGCATAGATATTGACGGTAGTGCCTGCCCCGCCTTCCCAGGCGCGGGTCTCGGCACGGTTCAGGACGCGTTCGCCGCGCAGAAGGACGGCGGCATATTCGTCGGAGCCAAGCCCGATGCCGCCGCCATTGTGGAAGCGTGGGGCAGCGGCCAGCGCAGCCGCGGGGATCATCATACTGGCGGGGCCGGGCACCCGGCCGCCAGCGTGATAGACCCCGGCCTTGATCTTGGCCCCGCCAATCCCGCCTCCAATGCCCCCACCGATCCCGCCCAAAACCCCGCCCAGCGCTGAGGCGAGGGGGCCGAAGACGAAGCGGCGGAAGGCGATCTTCGCCAGATCGGCGATGATCGAGGTGGCGAGGCTCGAGAAGTCGAGCTTGCCCGTTCGGACGAATTCGGCGACGGCTTCTTCCCCCGCGCGGAAGGCCGAGGTGATTGCCTCGCCGACGCTGCCGCCCCAGTTCGCGGCCTCACTGGCATAGGTGGAGAGCGCTTCGCTGACCGCCGCCCAGCCAGTTGCCGCTACATCGGCCGCGGCGGCGACTTCCTCGGCTGTCTGCAAAGGCCCGCCACCACCGCCTGTGCCACCGGCTGCTGGATCGTCCGGTGTGATGGAAATTTGTAGGGCCCGATCACGGACGTCGTTGAAGTATTCCGAGAGGGGCGAGCCCGATACGATGCCGCGGATTTGCGCCGCCAGCGCCGCCCTGCGTTCGGCATCCCGGGCGGCATAAGGGTTCGCCACGCTGTCGATGCGGAAGGTGGCCGGGTCCAGTGTCGACAGGGCCGGATCAAGGCCGACGGCTTCCAGCGCCGCGTTCGCCGCCTCAGCCAGCGCGTTGATCCCGGCCAGGGCCTTCTCGATCATCCAGTTGACGGCGTCTATCACGGCATTCGCCGCGCCCACCGCGAGGGCGCCGACGGCATCGGGCACGCCCTGGAAGGCATAAGTGGCGCCCGCGGCTGCGACCTTGAAGGCGTTGATGACGAGGTCGCCCATCCAGATCACGCCGTCGACGATCCGCTCCCAGGCCCAATCGGCCCAGGCGACGGCATTGTCCCACCAGCCGCGGATCGTATCGAAGACCGGCTTGCCGATCTGATAAACGTTCTCTGCAAAGACCTGCCAGGCGGCGCGGGCGACATCGGTGAAACTGACCTGCGCGCCGGTGGTCTCGTTGATCTCGTTCCGCATCCCCGCAATCGCTGCCGAGCCCAGCGCCACGGCGGCCGTCACCAGCGGGAAACGCCCTGCGACTTGCAGCACCCCTTGGCCGAGGGTGCGGGCCATACCGCCCAGATCGCGAAAGATGGCGCCGACGCCGCCATCCCCAAACCCGTAAATCTGAGAAATCTGGCTGCCTTGCTGGGCCATGACCATGAAGGGTTCATGCCGCCCGCGAGCGACACCCCGATATCCTGAAGCTGGAAGGACAGGTTGGCCATGCGGTGGCTGGCGTTGCGCGTCGCCGTGCTCATCCCACCCAGCGCGGTGGTCCGGCCCTTGATCGCCGCGATGCTCGCCAGCGTTGTCTGCCGTTCCCGCGAAATCGCCGCCGTCATCTCCTCGGCCGAGATTGCCCCCACGCGATGCGCCTGCCGGATCTCGGTGAGGGTCGATCGGTACTCCCGCACCACCGCGAAAAGCGGATTGTGCTTGGCGCGCAGATCATCGAGGGCCCGGCCATAGGCTGCAACATCGGCCGCATCCCGCGCCATGCCGCCCGAAACGCCGGTGGAGCGGTTCACCGTGTTCATGACCGACCCCGACACCGCCCCAGCCTGCCGCAAGGCCGATGCCGCCCGGGCGGCTCGATCGGCGAGGTCCTGCATCTGCCGCATGGCCTCCCCGGCCGAGACCCCGGCGGCGTTCAGACCTGCCGCCGCCCGGGGCCCCGCTGCTTCGATCAGGGTCAGCGCCCGGGCGCCTTCCTGGCCGATGCCGACCAGTTCGGCCTTCAGCGCCTGTCCACCGGTCGCGACAAGGCGCACCGAGACCCGGCGTTCAGATCGCGTCGTCATGGTTCTGGGCTCTCACCTGGGCGTTGATGCCGCGCACGGCGAAGGGTTCGATCAGCGGCAGAAGCTCGGCCGCGATCAGCCGGTTCAGGCTCAGCGCCTCGGCCATGGCCAAGGCGGCGGTCAAATCCCAGCCCACCACACCGCCGGGGATGGCGCGGAACTGGCCGCGCAGCGACTGGGCCAGTTCCCAGACCTGCCAGGCCTCGAAGGTGTGGGGGCGGTGGAGGTCAGCGGGGCAAGCGGGGCAGGGCTTTACGCATCCGGCGCAGTAGCCTTCGCCCCCGCCGAAGTGCCATTCGGCAAGGGCGCGGAGGCGTTTCCCTCATCGGCCAGGATCAGGCCTTTGGCCACATAGTCGGTCTGGAAGCGCTGGAAGAGCGGGAAGAGTTCCAGAAGGGCGGCCACGGCCTCGGGTGTCGGCGGCACGGGATAGCCCTCGGTATTGCCGACGCCTTCCCAATCGAGGATGGCGAGCGACCCGATCGCCTTGGTCAAGGCAACGGCCACCTGATCGGCCGGGGCGTCTTCGGGAAGGTTCGAAACTTGCGCATTGCTGCGGGCCGCGCCGATCAGGGCGGAGGTCAGGGGGGCAAGGCGCAGGCGCACGCCGCCGCCAAGGTCGAGCCAGGCGGGTTCGGGCGAGAGGTTCAGGCGGATCATGGGAAGGCTCCTCAATAGCTGGTGGTGGTGTTGACAAGGACGGCGGTGCACATGCGGGCAGGGGACGTGGCCCGGGCTGCCTGCCATTCGAAGGTGGCTTGCACACCCTGCGGCCCATTGATCGGAATGCGGGGCCGGGGCAGATAGGCTGCGTGGACGGTAAAGGTGAGGGAGGCATTCGCCCCGAGGCTCCAGCCGAAGACCAGTTCGCAGGGGTCACCGGCGATCGCCTGGTTCACCAAGGTCAGATCGGCGAACCGCGCTTCGATCGATCCCGTGAGGGCGGTCATCGATGGGTCCAACCCCTCGAGGAGGCCGTCGTTGCGG